ACTCGATTGGCGGTAAACAGTTTATTAATTGCAGTTGTGTCGATGCGTACCGCTTGCGCGCCAGCCGTTTGCTGCTCTGTGCTAGGCTCGATAGGGACAATAACAAAGCCATCAAGCGCTTTCTGTGCATCGCTTAATTTTTGCCTAAGCTCATCATTTTTATCTCTAAGCTGCTTATTTTCGATAATATACGTATCCAAAATGCATCTAAGCTTTTCCATCTCGGCTTGATGCATTACTTTTAATTCGCGCAAAGAGCGAATTTCTTCGATCATAGCGCCCACTGCAACCGGCGTTGCGGCCCGAACAAAGCGCTCAAACTTTTCGTTACCCGCCTGATACGATGCAGGGTCACAATCCAGTGCTGCGGCGTAAATTTGGTCTAGGTCTTTCATTTTTTATATATCCCCTGCATGAATATTTGTAAGCCTAGCTCAGGATGTACGCAATTCCTCAGTATTTGAGCCGGGCAATGGTTTGTACCGTAGTAAATATTTTCTTCGTAGTGAATGCCAAGCCAGTCCTGCATTGCCTTTTTACCATTCACATTGCACATGCCTATGAAGCCTGGCGGCTGCTTTACTTCTTCAGCGCTGAATTCAAAATTAGACCAAAACATGTGGCGACCAACTCGGGCGCTTGGCTTAATTAAAGGATCGTAGTGTGGCACTACGTTTTCAACAACAAACTTACCTTTAAAAAAGTGCGTTAAAAATAGAATTTCTTGATACAAGCTCATGTCAACATAGCGCCGTAATTTGTGGCGTGTAGCTTTTGCCATCTTGCTGTGTGTTTGGCACGGCGGGCTAGACCAAACAAAATCAAATTTATCGTGATTGTCAAGAAGATACTGATGAGCATCAGTCACAACAACTTCATCATCAGGATGCAGTCTTTTATAAACCGCTGCTATTTTTGGCTCAAGCTCTACGGCGGTAACTTCGCAATCTTTCCAAAGCTTTCTATTTCCACCAAGGCCTGCATACAAATTTAAAACTTTCATTTTCACATCCCGTTTTGCTTTGCTAATTATCGCCGCGCCCGCCAGGCTTGGCTATCTGATTTACCTATCTTTGCAGTCTGTTTGCCTAGCCCAATCTCTGCTATAGCTATCGTGCTCAAAGCCATTAATTATTTTTATCCCGTATTTGTCCATGCGGGATAGGAAATATAGCGGAAATATGTTGATCAAAATAACCTCCATTGCTTTTCGTTAATATCTTCAGCCTGCTTAATTATAACTTTCTTATCCGAATAACCGCGCCGCTTTGCGCACTCAATTCCGTAAGGCTTACCATTTACGTAGTAAACCTCACGTATTATTTTATTGCAGCGGGCGCAGCGCATTAGAATAGCGTGTATTGCGTTTTTTCTGCTTGAGCAATATTTCGCAAAGCCAGATCGTAATAGCTTGGCTTTAATTCGGCTCCGATTGCTTTACGACCTAATTTCAATGCCATGTACACTTCGCTGCCAATCCCCATGAATGGAGTCCAAACCACATCGCCTGGAACACTCCACAATTGCAAACAACGCTCGATAACATCTAATTGCAATGGGCATATATGGCGCTCGTCGTCGCTGTCTCTGCCTTCGCGGAAATTAAGCGTATCAGTTTGATTAATATCATCCCAAACTGGGCTGGCGTATTTCTGCCAAACGTCAACACTAGTATTTGATTCGCTTGGCATCCAAAAATGCGACCCATCATCTCGATCAATTTTTTCAAATCCTACTGGCGGCTGATCACCAACATAGTATTTGAATTCTCCTGCGACTGGCTTTGTATTAACACCCGGCTTACGCATTGTGACGATGTAATCAGGAATCCCCATGCGAGACATAGCAGAATCCTTTTTAATCGTCTTGTGTAGCAGCCCGAGAGCTTTAGTGCGCGTCATTGCAACTACTGGGCATTTCCAAATACAAACCTCAGAATGGTAAATAAATCCTTCCTTTTGATACTCGCGAATAATATCTCCGCGAAAATCCTTAACACCAATAAACCCATCATTCTGTTTGCTGCTTGGCAGATTCATGCAGTGTATTGCAATGTTTCTCCCCGGTTTCATAACCCTGAATTGCTCTTTAATTAAAAACCGATACTGCTCCCAAAATTCTGCATCGCTTTTTACGTTACCCATATCGCGATCACTATTGCTGTAAGTGTAAAGCGAGCTAAACGGAGGGCTAAACACTGAAAAGTCTACTGACTCATCAGGAAGTGATTTTGCAATCTCAACAGTATCTGCATTGTAAACAGCATAATTATCAGTGATCTTTTGATTTAAAACTTCCATTTTTATGCACCTAAAAAAGATGGCATTTTGATTGCCAATGTTGGTTTATATTCAGCCTTTTCGACTGTGCTTTTTTTGATATTAGCGCGCACTAATCCGCCCATAATAACTTGCATCTCTGCGCGCATTTGTTCGTCTTGTTCACGCTTACGCTTAATGTTTGATAACACAGCGCCTTCTCGGTCAGAAATAATAACGTGAACAAATACTTCTTTTTGTTGCCCAAATCGATAGCAACGACGCACAGCTTGATAAAACGCTTCCCATGAGTCAGATAACCCCAAGAAAAGCATTTTATTGCAGTGCTGCCAGTTTAGCCCGAACCCTGCGATTTTTGGCTTGGTTGATATTTTAGAAATAGTTCCATCACCAAACCCAATCAAAACAGCCTCTTTTTCGTCTGGTGTCATTGATCCAGTTACCTCATGGCACCCACCAACCAATCTAGTAATTAGCTCAGACTCATCATTAAGATTGCACCATGCAATACCGCAATCCCAATCCGACATAATCAAAGCTGCTTTTTCTGCGCGAAGATCAACAGAATCGCGGCGCGCCTTGTTTCTATCCTGCAAGCCTTGCGCGATATCAATAAATAAACCATTTGTTGCCGATGTTTCTATAACGTGTTCGATAATGTGTAATTTTGGCAGTGTGTATCCCGGATCGTCATATCCCAAGTCAGCAGGCGTACGTATAACGATTGCCCATGTTGCCAGCCACTCCCAAAACTTTTTCTTCGCATGGCCTTTTAATCTCCATTTGCTTGTGTCGCTTCCATCGTGGATAAAGAACGTTGCTAGCATTTCAGTTTGTGACATAATCCCAAGAAATTCTGACTGAGTTCCTAACTCCATAAAATCGTTAGGGCTTGGTGTCGCTGTGCAACTTAAACGATATGGGATTGACGCAGCAAAGTCAGTGATGTATTTGCGCAACTTCCCATTCATACCTTTTAAAATGCTCGACTCATCTAAAACTATGCCGCTGTAATTTTCAGGGTCAAAGTTTTTAAGCATTTCGTAGTTGGTAACGTGGATCATACAATCAGTATTTTTTTGATTGCGCATGTATTCAGATTTTATTCCGAACTTGGATCCTTCTCTCACTGTCTGCTGTGCTACACACAAAGGAGCCAAAACCAATACAGGCTTATTGGTAAATTCCATAACACGATGCGCCCAAGATAGCTGCATCAACGTTTTACCCAAGCCAGTATCAGCAAACAATGCGCTACGCCCACGGCGACAAGCATACTCAACACAATCTCGCTGAAATGGCTTTATATCTTTTGGCAACCACATACCATCCCCATCGAATCCTGCATCGACAGATATGAATTGTTTTTTTAACAAAAACTCCTCATATTTCATTTTTCTTCTCCAACAAATATTTCATCGCTAAAATGGTTTCGTTTTTAACTTCAGCGCGCCCGGTTACTCGCTCTGTCATTGCCCTTGTGCTTATGCCTAGTTCGTAGGCTAGCTCCTTGTCTAACTTTCCTAGCTTTCTGCGTAAAAGCATAAACTTGGTGTAGTTATCAAGTTCACCGATTAAATCCGCTTGATCCATAATTTTCCCCTAATCAATCGAGAGGATTTATCTTCTCTTGTGGCTGGTTGATTGTAAATCCGTTTAACTAATCTTTACAATCGAATCTCTGTTTTTCACCGCATCAACTAGATGGTCGAATTTCCGCTTTTCGTGGCCGTAAACGTAAACCGTAAATTTATCGTTTTCGATCTTGATAAATCTGTACTTGCTGCGATTAGAGAAATATTCAGTCTTGTCGATTTCAGTGGCCATTTTTTATGCGCTCCAGTTTTTCCAAGTCTTCGCGGTCTGCTGCGGTTTGTGGTTTTTGTGCTGGTTTATCTTCAAACATTGATAGCAGTCCGCCCAGAACCTCAGCGCCCTTTTTCACAGACTCGGGCGCATCATGCCGCTTAACCTCTTGCTTATTTTCCAGTAAAGTTTTTGGGTGCGGGTAGGCTTCCATTTCAATCCCTGACTCGAATTGAAACAACGCGGCTTTGTATGCGATTTCAAAAAGCTTAACGCGCTCATACTCCTTGAAATTTTG